TACAATTTTACCTCTGAAACCATCCAATAACCGCCTTTTTCCATTGATGAATCATCCATCCATTTGATTTTATCGCCCATGTATTGGAATCCGATTGAATGCTCACGTATAATACCATCTTCATAGTCTAACCAAGCATCTTCGCCCTTAGATGATCGACCTAATTCACCCACTGCGAACAATCCTTTATCATCCTCTTGTAGGCTCAACCATTTACCGATCTGTTGCTCCCAGTCATGGTGTCTAAGGAACGCGATTTTACGGTTAGATGTCGAATCAACCCCGCGTTCTTGAATAGATTTAGCGAATGCACCTCGTTTAATCATGTCATTGTCCGAATCTATATTATCGAACTTAGATAAGTACACTGCAACTTGACGATTTGCCTTATCAACATCCTTTATATCAGATGCCGCTTTCGTTCTGTATATGTTATAATCTTTCATATTTCAAGTAATAATCTCTTTTCATCATCTGTTAAGTCAACACCAGCCTGAATTATCTTGTTAACAGCATCAGCGCGTGTGTTCATTGCCTGTGCTTTCTGTTGTTCATCATCTTGTAACACCGGCAAGTGCGAGAAATCCGCTTTAATCGAATAACCTTCATCTTTTAATCCTAATTGATGCGCAATAGTATCGTACATCTGTTGCGTTTCAGGGATGATTGTATCCGTATATACCATACGAACACTATCTTTCACGTTGCTGAATGTCGATCCTTTCTCATTTGAGAATAGGTTTACGTTCATTCCATACGCGTCAATGATTGCCATTTTATCAGCGTTCAATTCCTCGAATAGTAGCAAGTCCTTAGTTGGATAAGACATCGGTGTCCAATTCACTTGGCTTTCAGTGATCATTATCTCATCCTTAGAGCGGTTGTACCAATCCTTTTGAATGGCTGTCTTTTCTTCAGGTGTCATTGGAATAGCACCACCCATATCGCTCTTTTGCGCTGATAAGATACCTATTGCACCAATGTTTTCGAGTAGTACATTACGCTTATGATACGATGCTTTGATGTTTGATAACGGGTATTTCAATGAATCTATACGTGAAATAGGTTTAAGGATGTTCATCCCATCAGCCGTTGTTAAATAGATCATATCATCAACCTCGATTATCTCTAACTTATCATCATCATACCTGAATTTATAACGGTTGATCATGCCGCCCTCATCCATTTGTTTAAGCGTTTTACCGCTTGTATCTAACTGAATACGGTTAGATGGTAATGGAACAAGTAAGTTGCGGATGTCAAATGATCGCTTTGGACAGTATCCAAACGCGTTAGAATAGAGCGCATCGTTAACGCTAAATGAATATACAACATCCGACCATGATTGAATTGGATTAGGTTGCTTGGCAAGATCAACGAACCAATGGCTTTCCACTACGTTACCATCAGCATCTAACAACACTGGTTTATTAGCCGCCATCATTGATGCGCGTTTGTCAATTACAGCGCGTAATTCAGGAATATCTAAGTAGTGCTGCCACGCGTTATTAGTATCAATCCATACGGCGTTCTTAACTCCCCACATTTGATTCATTACGGGGAATATTCTATTCCATTGGTTGATGTACCTATCTTGTCGGTTTTGATCTATACCGAAAAAAGTCTCCCAGAAGTTCAGATTCATCTGATCATATGATTAGATTTTAATCAAAGTTACGATAAATTTTTAAACATAGATTGCAAAAATAAACTTAACCCGGCTAAACAATCGGGTGCATCGTCATGTTTGTTCTTGCCTTCCTTACTAAATGAAAGCATATTTTCAATGAATGTAAGGCATTGTTGTTCTTCTTTTACTACAAATTGCATCCGTTGGCTGATGAATGCTGACTGCATAATGATACGTGTAATCTTGTTTGTAGTATTGGCAACTTGGAGAATCTTTGTTTTGGTTAGGTTCTGTAAGTTACGTGCAAACATTGCACCCATGTTATTAGATTCAACCCGGCAATATGATACGTTCCATTTGTTTAGTAACGCCGCGCATTGCGGTATAGTTAGATCGGTATTATCACGGTTGAATACATAATCTACAATGTACGTTTGATTCTTGACTATTGCCGCTATTGCCATTGCCGTGTAATCCATTCCTGTATCGCTCACATCGATGTATGCCAATGTACCTTCAACTTGGTTAGTGTTTATAAACTCATCAAATTCCTTTTGATTGATGCGCTTATAATCACTGAATAACCTACCTTCAATATCAATAGGTTGCTGTTGGTATTCGGCTAACCATATTTCCTTAGCCGTGCGCTTTTGTACTTGCTTGTATTCATCAGTTGTCATTACAGCCTCGCAGAATGAGTTACCTTGATCATCTAACGCCGGTACGATTATGCTCTTATCGTATATTGTTTCATTTATACCTCGACCAATTACATCATTGACCGACCAGCGCGTACCTATGTCTATACGTGCGCATCCTGTCTCAAAACGTGAATCATGCGTTGATTCCTTCCATTGAATGATCCGATCGTTTACCGTGTCGCTTAAAGCATCCTCAATGCCTCTATAAAGGTCATCAGTGATTGCAACATTACTTGCACCGAATCCGATGATCGTACCGCCTACACCAGCACCGAAATAACCTACTTGCTTACTCTTATTGGTGTTCCAACCTTGCAAATTTGCTTTATCATCTGATAGGCTTACATCAGGGAATACGCGTTTAAAGCGTTCATCTTTAAGTATTGCGCGTACATCGTAACTAAATTTGAGAAATAGAGTAGCCGTACACGCGTTACGCATCACTGACTTATCGGGATTCTTGCCTAATGTCCAAGCGCAAAATAGTGATGTGATGTAAGATTTACCCGCTCTCGGAGGCAATGATACGCTTAGACTCTTTATTTTCTTATCCTCAACCTCTTGAAAAGCCTCGCAAATGTCTTTAACAAAAGGTCTCGCGTGTACAAAATCGCGATCATAGTACCTACAAAAATGAAAGAAACTCCTTCTTGCGAGTTCTTGCCGAAGTAATTCTTTAGCCGCTTCCTTATGCTCATTGCTCATCATCTTTGAGTAGGTTAACAATATCGTCAGTTGATAGTTCGGATAGGTCTACCGTTGTATGCTTTTGTTTGGTCTCCATGTAAGACGTTGCAAGGCGTTTACGTTCCTCATCCGTTGTGATCAACTTCATAAGCCCCATTTGAAGTGTTGCGTTATCGCTTTCAAGCCATTTCTTGCGCATCTTCAACTTAACACTCACGCGATTCTCTTCAATCAACTCCTTTAATACGTTAAATTCGTTAGAATTGACTGGTATATGATCGTAAAACGTTGGTTTAGAACATGGCAAAAGTGCAACTACATCCTCAATGAAGAACAGATTGTTTTCTTTTATTGCTTGTATTGCTTTTTGATATAGTTCTTTTGTATCGTATGCCATTACTCATGTGGGTTTAATCTTTCGAATGCAGTGTTTTCGTACATCCATTTCTTTATTTGGCACGTTGCGCGTTGTTTGCGTCTTTGTTGCCTATGTAATTTGTCTATTATGCGTGTTCTTGACTTATTCATAATCAATGCAAATTATAGCATCATCATGCCTCATGTGGTTAGTGATGAAATCAATTGCATCGTAATGTTCTAAGTGTTCTTCTTTCCTTAGTACTTTGATTAGTTTATTAGCTGAATAGATAGGTATTAGCGTGTTTTGACAATAGCCAATGATACATTTGTCGTAATTCGTTGAGTAAACGCGCTCAATCTTATCGTATGTGCTAAAAAACTCCAATTATCCAAGTAATTATATAGTATATACCAATTGCACCCCAAAAGGCAACAACTCTTATCGTACTACTGACCATTTCTTTTTGCGATCCGAACCACTTTTGAACACTCTCTTGTGGTAAGTGAGGCAAGAATAGTAGTATTATCTTATCCATGTAGTACATTGCCGCAAATAACGGTAGTAATGTAATTCCAAATGCAACTTTCAATTTTTCTTTCATAATTATGCGTGTTTTTGGTTAAAAAAGGGGAGGCTAACTGTGCGGTGCTTATAGAATAGAGAAATGAATACGAATGCCTCCCCAACCTAACCGTTAAACATAAACTATTGACAAATATAATTCAATTTTCCATACCGTATTTCATAATTAGTATATCCCACCACAATATCCACTCATCTTCATACCATTCATGTGGCACTGGTGATGCCTTTACAGATAGTATTGGAATGTTATTAGTTCGTAGGTAATCTAACAACAAAGGAAGGCGTAAACCTTCCCCTGTAATCTTAAAACCGGTTAAAATGTAATCTTCATAATCATGCGTGAAAACAACGTACATATCATCACTTGCAAAATCAGCGAGTAAGTTACGTATTTCCATTTTGGTTGGCGGCATGATCATAATTGCAATTTAAACTTTTTTCGCTAAATAATCACCTATTTTTTCAAGTGTTGATGTATGTAAGCCCTTTTGCTTTTCATTCATGTACACCCATAGTTGAGCCTGATGTATATTAGTAGCCTTAGCGAAAGCCGTTAACGTCATATTATTGGCTTGTAAATGCGCTTTGATCAATTGGCGCACTTTGTTGTTGATGTTAATAAGATCATTTGCTTTCATGCTTAGAATGGTAAAAGGTCATCCCCTTCTTTCGTTAATTGCTCTAAATTTCTTAATCGCTCGATCTTTTGCGATGTACTTTCCATCATGCGCTCTTGATATGGTTGCGTGTTTTCTTGCTTTACTTGTCCAGCCATTTCAATCGACCAACCTTTGATTGTGTTGAATACCTTTTGCCCATCTTGACCGTTCCATATGCGACCATCTAAGTTAATACCGATAGTTACTTTATCACCCGGTGTTACGCTATCCAATAATGCGCATTTGTCATTTACGAATTGTATTTCGATTGTCTGTGGATATTTATCGCCATGCGTTAACCATAGGTTTCTAAATGTGAATTTCTCTGATTTGACGATCTTGTCGCTTACTTTGAACACTTGCCCACTTACTTTTAATTGTTCCATTTTACTTTGTTTTTATTTGATTACTAAATCGGTTTTTCGGCGATTAGCCTTAAATTATTTTTTGTATTATCATGCTATAACCTTAAATGTATAAAGTAAGCAACTCAAAAGGTAGTTGTTTATTACCTCTGCTGAGTGACACCCCAACACTCGCTGCCTACTTAGTTATAATT